GACGGATCATGATTTCCGGCACAATACATGACCTCACACTCATTGGCGTTCTTAATGATTGCTTCAATCAGCGTCTCGAAGTATTGCTCCATTTCATTAACGGTCTCGCCTAGGTCAGTTGTTTCGAGCTGTGTGCCCTTTGCTGTGGTCGAGTTAATGTTATCCACGTGAGCTAGATCACCGCCCAGAATGAGTAATACTTTGGCGTAGTGGCCGCGTTCAATGATCTCTAGCTGACGCTTCAATGATTCGGCATAGACATCAAACGTGTGACCGTTGAAATGTGTATCAAATGCAGGAATGACCAGATAGCGATCTGATTCCACAAAAATAGGAGCCTTGGCTTGATACGGCTCCTTGTGTGTGATGATGTCATTCATCAATGATTCATATTGTTCTGCTTCAACTAGTGGCCTAATTTGTATCTTGCTTTGATACAATGTTGCTTCAGGTGTCTGCTTCCAGAAGTTGCTTGTGGCGCGTAGGAGTTCCCACTTGGTCCAATCGTACCCGTGGGCTTCCAAAACCTCCTTAGGCGTCATTTTATGGCCTCTGACAACCTTTAGGATAGTCTCACTGGACTGTGTGCCGTCTGAATCGTATTCATTCTTCAGTGGCTTTTGGAACTCGATGCCAAGCCGTTTTGCTTTTCCCTGCAACGCGTCATAGCTAATTCCGAGTTTGTCAGCCGCCTCGCGTCGGGTAAATCCTTCAGAGGCGAGCTTCCTAATGTCACCGATCTGTTTATCTGTCCATTGCATCTACTCGCCTCCGAAATTATGTATAAAAATAGCACCTCACATGAAGTGAAGTGCTATAGTCCGGTGCCTACTCCTAGGGTTTACCAGACTTGATCCAATATCGCTGGTCGGGATTTGCACCCGACATGGGCCATTGCCAGCCCCTCTTAAGCATGCACATGTACTGGTTGGCGTCTACCTATTCCGCCACAGCGATTTGCTCGCTCTCCCAGTGTCAGATGGGGTCGTCGCAAGCTGTGTTCTGTCCGGTCGCTAAACTGGACAATGTGGCATGCGGGAATCGAACCCGCCTGACTATCACGGTCAGTCCATTTGCCACGCCTTGCCACAGCTTTATCATCACCATGGCTCGGAGGAAAAACGCGGTGTCTCAGGTTTCTCACCTTTGGCACAATACCATCATATGACGTTGACTATCCGCGAAGTGTCCGCTCTTTGTCCGCAAAGTGTCCGGTCTAGAAATAGGTAACAATTTCTGTAGGAAAAGGTGGCCAAAGCTCAGCGAAAGCACAAAGTGCCTCTTTTTTCGCATCATAATATGCTGTATGCCCATAACCAAGTCGTTGCTGAATAGCAACATCCTTCATTGGTTGGGGAAGCAAGTACGCTAATTTAATGATCTTTGCCCAGTTCGGATCTTTACTTACGTTTGGCATCGCCTTGTTAACAATATAATCGCACTGTGCTACTAAATCCTCGTCATCAAGAGTATTAATTATTCTGTCCTCATTACGATTAGAAACAGTATCATTTCTAGGCATTCCATCAAGAGTGGGCGATTGAATTGATACGGCACCACGCAAAGTTTTTGACTTAGCCCGAGGATATTCTAGTAAAATACGTTCAGCATTGGCGGCTGTTTCATCTCGATCTTGTTTGCTTCTCTTGCCAAAGTAACTCGTTGCTCGCACCACTGCGTCCACTCCTTATGGTATAATTGATTTTGTAAAAGTTTGGGGAAACGGCGTGCCTTCGTGGTGCGCTTTTTTATTTGCTTTCAGAAGGCCGAATGAGCTCCCATGGATCAATCCCAGCTCCATATGCGATTTTGTCTAAGGTGTTAAGTGAAACACTGCCATTCCCAGAGATTACATATTCAAGCGTGGTGATGGGTATTCCGATCTCTTTTGCATATTTGGCTTGTGTCATGCCCAGATCGTATATATTCTTCCTAAGGTTTTTGGCCAATGCTTGTTTGCTGTCCAAATTATTCGCCTCCGTCCTCATTTTCGGTGTACCAGTCGTCATTGCTTAATAGCCAATAGCTTATCTCCCTGGCTTGCTTGTAAATTGGGTCGACACGTGCAGTCATCGCGTCAGTAGTCCATTTAGACCAAGCAATGTCGTGCAATAACTTAGTTGCAAGCTCAGCCTTGGCACATAGCTCGCCTTGAAGATATACGTCAATGTCCTTACTTTTGCTCATGTTTTCCCTCCAATAACTGTTTGTCTTCAAAGATATTGCCGATGACCTCGCACGTCTCAACACCTTCTTGAAAAATAGTTGCGAGTGCGTTTGCACCATAGAACCATGTTTCCGGTATGCCTTCCAAATCAAAGGCTGGGTAGTCTTCATCGCCAAACCATTTTACGGTTGCTACATATGATTCACCGTCTTCTCCTGTGACTTTCAGAATATCTGACTCGTAGATTTCTCGTCCGTTCTTGTCGTGGAGGCCAGCGTACTGCATCAAATGGGCTTCTTCGTCAATTAGTTCAATGCCATTTTTGCCATCATCAGCAGTTACCCAAATACGGCCGTCAATATCCCATTCAATATCACTGACTGGATACATTTTGTGGTTGTGACTGCTATACGCTCTGAACTTAATCTCTCGTTTCATTTCTCCGCCTCCACATATGTCTTCCGAAAAATATCGTCAGCAATTGGCCAGTGCTCGCCGTTGATACCAGTTGCGATCCAGTCCCCATCATGCAGGATAAGATCGCCTTCAAGAGTCACAATAATAAAGTGACCACGATAACGGTCAATGCCGTACGGATGAGCCAATGCTTCCCACTGATCAGGGTTGTGACATGCACGATATTTTTCTTGCCATTTAGCTTCGTGAAATTGCTCCGCCTCAATGGTTGCCGTTTTCCGATATTTCTTTGCTGTCATAGCTTGACCACCTCCCCGGTTTCCTCAACGCGCCAGACACCTAGCAGCCATGCACGGGCGAATGTGTCAAAGTGGTCTTCCATCCAGCACGTAACACGCCTGCTAGTAATGATTGAATTAACCGAACTTACTATTGCGTCCACCAAATCGCACTCATCATGCTTACAGTTCTTTAACCATTCGCCCACCTCTTTCGGAATCACCGGCAGATCATCTGGCAAGGCGGTGTCATACTCATCAAGCCTTAACTTTTTTGCCATCTCTTGTAACTCTTTCTCATAAAAATTCATTCCATAGGAAAGATTGTTCAAAAAGACATTGGACTTGGCTTCTTCATCCACTAGCCGTTTGTAAATATCTCGTTTAGTCTCTGTCATAATTTTCTCCCACAAATTGGGCAATAGTTGATTTCCTTATCCAAAACGACTGATACTTCTCTGAACCGATTCATTTGCGTTACGCACAGCTTTGGGCGCTTGTTTTCTGGAGACTTGATTCGTGCCTTCACCCGTCTGTATAGTTTTGTTTTGCGGATAAAATCGAAATATTCAGTCTTATCTGATAAAACTTTCCCATAGTGTGCGTGTTTTGACTGCGGATCAACTTCATGACAATACGGACAATGCTTCTGTTCGTCAGTTACCTCCTGAAAATCGTCAATATCGTTAGCAAATAATACCGCGAATTCTCCGCTTTTAGTCCACAAACCACCAACATCGCATAATTCTCCATTCCTAAACCAGCCCATGCTTGTAACAATAAGCCAGTCATCAACACGCTTGCTAAACGCCTTATAACGTTTTGGCTTAATCATTGTCACCATCAGTAACCCCCTGAATGTATTCTTTAAATACCTCCGTGTTTTCACGAACTGCGTCCCTAATCTCAATAGCACTACCATTCGTTTTTGGCGCATTACTAGTGCTATCAAAAGCATCAGTTAGTTTTTGTAAGGCAACAAAAGCAACGTCTCCCCACTTTTCAATAGCTTCAAGTGACTTATTGTCAACATTAGTTTCGCCATACCAATGGGGGTTGTCAATTAGTGCTTCAAGCAAGCTACTAATCTGTTTAGAATTTAATTTATTCGTCATCAGCAGTTACCTCTTTCGTTTCAGAAATGAACGCGTACATAGGCAAGTACAATTCGTTGCCGTCCTTTAGCCTGACAATATAGCAGCCCCCATCACTGTCAGATTGATCTCCAATATTGTCGATGCTAACAACATCACGGTCTGAATGACACTCAACTGATTTTCTGTATAAACCGTCCAAAACGGTTTTGAAATGTGGCTCATCGTATGGGTGCCCGACCTCAATTATCCGTGTTGTCTGAAATAGGCTACCGTCATTAAGGTTCTCATCGTGATCCATCAAGGATATGCTTTCTAGCCTGATTATTTTACTGCTCATCGTCAGTCACCTCTTCACGATCTAGTTGCTGTGCCCATTCAGGGGCTGTCTTGAGTTCGTCATCTGTAAAGTCTTGATGCATTCCTGGCATTCTTCGGCAAGCAAACCATTTACCATCTTTCTTTGTCAGATACTGCTTAGCACTATCTGTTGTTACAAGTCCTGCTAGTCCCACCAAATACCGTTTATCCTTTTTCACGGTGTAGCCGTTTGTTAGTGCACTTTTAAGACGAGTAACATCCTCGGGTCTTCTGCCCCGAAACAATAAGTTAATATTGTTTAAAAATGCATCTTGTAAATTAGTCCACAGGCAGTTCTTCACTAATTTTACTTCTTCTGGGCTGACGACCACTTTCTCTGGCTCCTCAACGAACGCGACAACGTGGCCGCCATAATCACGCGCAATATCCTTAGCATTATCTTCGCTGACAATAGTGGGACCATGCGCGTCTGACAATGACAAAAATTCTGCATATTCACAGTCAAAATATTTTCCTTAATCGTTCTTTACCGCGTACAGTTTTTCTTCGCTCATTTTTCGTCCTCTTTCCCGTAAATATTCTTAACAAGTGCCACAGCTTTCAGATTGGCGTATTCGTTTACGTTACCGTCCACATAATCGCCCATAGAAAGCAGCTTTTCTGCACGTTTTAGTGCTTCTTCGTAATTCATCTTTTTTGCTTTGGTTCTACGGGCACTAGCTTGTAGTCCACATCTTCATACATGACGCCTACGACCTCGCCCGTTGCTTTGCTGATGTAGATGTCATCGAATGTGTCGTCTCCCGTTTTCATTGGTCGGCCTCCGTTACATTCATTCAGCGTTGTCTGTATATAGCACGTTTCTGCTCTGGCATACCGGATCTTTTCGCTGGTGGTAGAACTCCTTTGAGACGCAATCTACGAATCTTGGCTTGAATAGTGCCAACGTTTCGATTTAATATTTTCGTCAATTTGTCGTAATTTGCTGTCACGCCAAAACTGTCAAATTCGATATTGTTGATAAGGAGTAATAAGTCTGATTCATTCCACTTTTTTACCAGAATAGGGCCCTGCTTTCGGCAAATAGATTCAATGCCGTATTTGGTTCTGCCCATCATTTGAGCTATTTCTTCGTGAGTGTGTGTTGATCGAAGTTTCATGATCATTTGCTTTTCTCTTTTGCTATATAAGCTTCCATACTTTTCTATCTGGTTTTCTTTGCAAAACTTCGGCAATTCGCCACGATGTCTGAGCTTATTTGCAGCGTGTTTAACGCCCAGCACGGTTCTCCCAAACATGTCGGCGAGTTCTTCATAGTTGAGGATGGCATTTGTATCAGCTGCCATAATCACTTCATCTTTAAAGCGATCAAGTTCTTCAGGCGTCCAATTTTTGTTTACTCTGTCTTGTTTCATATCATTACCTCACAAAGCGGCCATTAATTGTCCGATCTTTGCGTCTGCCGAAGTCTCTGTATCTTTCAACAAATGGATATATACCTTCTGGGTTGTCAGCGAGCTAGAATGGCCTAACCGTTTTGCGACGGCCTGTAAGTTGATGCCTTTGCCAATCAGCAACGATGCATGTGTATGCCGCAATCCATGCGCCGATATAACGGGAACGCCAGCATTCTCACAATGACGTTTCAAGATGTCATTAATGGTCTCGTTGTATATACGCTTCCCGTTTGGTACAAATATTGGCTTATCTTTCGGCAAATTTTGGATCAGCATTGCAAACTTCGCTGCAGTTTTGTAGTCAAGCGCAATCGTTCGCACAGATGATTTATTTTTTGTAGGGGCAAACTTACCTGTAGCGCTTTTGTAATCCCAAGTTTTGTTAATCCTTAGTGTCAAAGAGTCCAAATCGAAGTCTGCCGGTGTTAGCCCGAGAGCTTCTGCAAATCTCAGTCCCGTCTTGGCAAGCAGTAAAATCATGTAATCGTAATCTAGCTCTTTTCCCAAATTGAGATCTTGGAGAAGTTTTTCTAATTCTTCTGGCTGCAAAAACTTAATCTTGTGTTCTCTGTGCCTAGTGCCGCCAATAACTGCGCGCAAGGTTGGGTCTCGCTTAATCAGTCCTTCGTCCAGAATGTCCTGAATCACGCATTTTAGCTGGTGATGAAAGTCCATGCATGTTTGATGCTCATGCGTCTCTGCATACTGGCTTAGAAGCTGTTGATAGCTTCTGCGGGTAAGCTGTGTCACCTTTAGCTGTGGCGCTAACAATTTGAGCATTCGCTCGGTGTTCTCCCACTTGCGATAGGTCACTGGGGTCACATAATTTTGCTTGTATGTCTCAATCCACTTTTTGAAATAGGTCTGAAATAACTGTTCATTTCTCTTCAAGTTTGTCCTCCTTTCCCGCTGCTAATTTCTGAATGGCTTCGTTGTATCTTGCGGGTATCTCTGTTGATTCAATGTGATTTTGTTCAGGCTCTAGCCATTGTCGAATATCAAATTCTTGTTCAACGTCTTTGCTGTGCGGCATCACATTCACTGTGCTGAAATGCAAATAGTCGTCTTCATCGTTTTGAATGAAATATACTTGTCTAGCAGCACGTGTCAGACTGTCACCATGGACAATTGTTGCGTTCATGCCGCGAATGGCACAATTGAATATCAAAAACGGCAACGTACTATCGCCAAGCTCTTCCAGATGGTAAAAATACATGCTTGGCAGATAATCCCACGGCTTGTGCTTCAAACGGTCTTGTTGCCATCGTTGAATCATCATTGAGCCAGTCCCAGCCGCGACCTCGTAATACTCACTACTGTCATTCGATCCAACGAGCATGTTCACGAGCTTGCTGATACTCTCCGGAGTGAAATCTTGTTTCTTGTCTTTGCGATCAGCTTGAACGCTCATGAAATATTCTGAGAACCAGTCATGTGATACGTCTGTGCTGACATCTAGGAATTGCTTAAAAAGCTCGTTACGCTTTTGTTGATCCATGACAATCTTCATCAATGCTGCTGGTGCCTGCTGTGCCTCACGAACACCTAACAGTTTGTGAACGACATCTGCTGTGAATTTGGTCGTCATTTTTTCTCCTTAGTTTTAGATGTGTTTGATAATCAGTGGTTCCGGAATATCAACTTTGATTTCATCGCCACGGGTATTACGTGCCTTCTTGTGCTTGGCCATGTTCTCGTTAATCCAGCGGATACACTGAGATTGATACTTGGCTCGGTAATACTCGGTTCCTGTGTTTAAGCCTGCTACTACGTACATTTGTGTGCCTCCAATAACTTCACAGCATCGTCTGCCGATCTGCATACGCCATAAATCACTTTTGTTCCTGATATGGCGGCCGCAAAGCGTTTTTGATCTTCACGAAGTCTTCCTTTTTCGTTTTTGCATTCAACCAATACAGCCCGTCCGTCAGCCTTACGCACCGCCGTAATATCCGGCCAACCAGGCGGTGGTCCTGCGTTAAAAAGTCTTCCGTCCACAGTTCTTACAGTTCCCACGTTCGTTCTAGCAACAATGCAACCATGTTCCGATAGTGCCAGCATGATTTCTGATTGAATGGCATGCTCTGATTTCATGTATGCTCCTTTAATGTCGGATGATATGACGGATGTCTAAAGTCATTCGTGCCTACTCTAACAAGGGATAAAAGCAATTAATGACGGATATGACGGATGAATCGAAAAACTAAGTTCATATATACTTTTTTACATTTATCTATATATACTTTTTAACTATTCATCCGTCATAAGAAATAAATATAAGCTAAAGCCTTACAGCTGTATGGATTAGCCTTAAAATTCATCCGTCATATCATCCGTCATTTCGTTGCCCAATTTAGCCTAGAATCTGTCTTTTTCTGAATTCCCAAATAAAATCTTCCGTCCATTTTTCTAACGTATTCGAATTTCTTTTGCATTTCTGCGCCGAACTTTTGTTTGCGCATCTTGTACTCACCAGATTTGTCACACCAGTCAACATATGTTTGGTAAAGTTGACCAGCAGCGGCCTGATAGCCCGGTCCTTTTTCACAGCAATCATTGACAAAAAGTTCAAGAACATCCATTTCAGTTCGATACTCATTGCTTGCATCTTTCACACTCTGCGGCGGCTCTAATCCTTCGCGCTGCCATTTCAAAGCTCCATCAACGGCCCAATTTAGAATACCGATTGATTCACGTTCAAGTTTGTATGTGAGTCTTTTATCTACCTGATCCACCGGCACTTGATTAGTAAATGGAATCAGCATCAATCTCCGCCAGATACCATCATCTGTTCCTCTAATAATTGGCTTGTGGTTAGTTGACAGCCAAAGCTTGAATTCTGGTTTGAATTCGAACTCTGATCCGTATAAAAAACGTGCGGTAACAGATTCTCCTCCGGTTAATTCTTTGATAAGTCCTTCATCTAGTCGGACGCCTTCATTTGGTTCACTTGCTGATACCAGACGAGCTCCTTTTAGCCTTGCAATATCGCTATTGGCACCTCCGCTAGACTGCTGAACCATAATCGATTTAGCTTGCATCGTGCGTGAATAACTTCCAGCTATGTGCTTGAGAGTATCCATGAAAACAGATTTACCATTTCGACCTGATCCGTAAAGGATAAACATGACCTGTTCTTCAACTGATCCTGTTAATGAGTACCCGACCGCTTTTTGAATGTAGTCAATTAATTCATTGTCTCCATTGAAAGTCTGATCCAAAAAAGCTTGCCATTCAGGACACTCAACAGTGTCTGAATATTCAACGTTTGATTTCTTCGAGAACATTTTCTTAATGTCATGCTCGTGAAGAGTTCCATCAGATAGATCAATATATCCGTTGTCAACATTCATTAAGGTCTGATCGGCATCAAATTCATCAGTTGTCACTGGTAGGCGATGTTGAATCTCATCTTCAAGTGCTCTTTTAGCACGATTACCACGACTTGTTTTGCAAAACTTTGCCCATTCCTTCTCAGCTTTATCGGGATCAACATCAGGAGGAGTTTTTGGTTTTTCCTTTTTCAAGTCAGCAACTACTTCGTCAATCATGGTTCGCAATAAGCCACGCTTATCAAGTTCCCAGAAGCTACCATTGTAGATATACCAAGCCTTATCGATATAGCTGTACCTTGCGACATCACCATATCGATCAACAAACCTATCTGCATTACCTGTGTCGTCCCAAGAACGAGGAGGAAACGCCTTTGGCTTACCAGTATCAGTAATAAATCCAAGCTTATATTTTGGCTTTTCATGTTTCGGCTGATAAGTATCACGCACATCATTAATGGCTCGGTTGAGTGTTGAAACGCCGTAGGTTGTTTTGCCGTGCTTCTCGTCCCACTTTGGCCTCATTAACGATGACTGACGAAATATACTGTCCATCCGGATGAAATCTCTGCCTGTCCAAAATGCCAGGTCATTTGCGAATGCCAGATCAGCCTCCGATTGAGATGGATATAATGGTTCCCAGCCTCCGTTTAGCAGTTTCTTAATTCGATCACCACTTTTTGATTTCAACATTTTAATGATGATCTCATCTTCAGAAAGATTGTTAGGTGCTAAATTGTACCTGCTGGGCAAATCGATGACGGTTTTTGGCTCCAGATATTTTGAATATATCCGCTTGAATTCCTCTTTTGTGGGAGAATTGATTGAATGAAACTTGCCAATCTCATCTCCAGTCATTGCAAAGAACCGACCGCTTTGATACATCTCGACATTAGCTTTTCTTCGACGCGTACCGGGTATTTCGCCTTTGACAATGATGTGAATGCCAGTACCAGACATTGACCTTTCGGTATATGACTTGAAAGTATTCATGAACTCCCATGCGACATTGTCGTCGGTTCGTCCCTCTTCTAGTCTCTCCAAATCATCGCCAATATGATCAACGTCAATTCCTACATATCCGTTTGCAAAGAAAAATCCAAGTCCGTCAAGGTCATAAGCCTGCAATGCTGTGATTGCTTCTTCAAAAGTTACCCACTGTTTTGAGTCCGTTGAGCTTGTTTTCGTGCCTGTTAAAGCAGAGTAAGGAATCTTAGTATATTTGTTTTTTCTGGTTGCCAAATGCGGTGATAGCATCCCCATTGGCTTAGGGACCGTAGTTCTGCTGGAATGCGTTCATACATTCGTACTCCTCCTAGAATGGCAAGTCGGAATCGTCAATTGGCTCACGAGGCTGACTTGGTTGAGAATCATCTTTGAATTTATGAGCAACTTGTGGATACTTGCTGGCATGAACGCTCCACGGAGCCACTGTGTTTCGATCACCATATTCAGGGTTTTTCTCAACTTTGACATAAACTCGTACAGGCTTGTGATAAATAGCTTTGCAGAAGTCATCGATGCTATTTAATGGAGTGCCTTCAGGGATCTTTGTTGCTTCCAATACATACTGGAGACCGTCCATATCGTATTGGTTTGTAGCTTTGCGCTTCCAGTTATCGAAAAATACAATTCGGTTATGATACTTTCCGTTTGTCTTTGGCTCTGCTGCATCAAGATCATTACGAACCGTGAGACGCAGCTGTAGTGATTCCGATCCACTATTAGTCGCAGTTTCACCGGCTTGCGTAATGACCATTTCATATTCACCCTGTGGAAGTGGTGAAAAATCGTTTTCCTGATTCTTGCTATAATCTGCGGTAATGAATGACATATTAGTTTCCTCCTAAATATTTGTGTTCGGCAGCTTTGCGTGCTGCGATGGCCTCGTCAACAGTGTTAAAAGTGCCTAAATATTTTAATTTGTAGTTGACTCTAATGCTTGCTTGATACCGATTTCCATGTTTTGTAACGCCTCTCGGAAAACCACGGTCAATTTTTTGATTGGAACTTTGCTTTCGGTTAGTCAATCTTTTTGTGCCTTGTTGTAAGCAATACGTGCCAATTCTTCGGTTTCGAAATTTCCTAGGAAGTATTTTTCACCGTTAATTGTGATACTCATTGCAAACTTACCCGCAGGCGTTTTTGATGCATGATGTGGTTTGTCTGAAAATCCATCAATCGAATATTTTTTCCCACTAATTAAGCTATTTAGAGGCATAGTTCTAATGTTTGTTGTAGGAATGTGACGTGCGATAACCTCTGGATCTTTTTCATGCCAATGCGTCTACCGGTGTAGCCAATAACTTCCCACGCACCATAAATCTCACCGGATCGTTCTTTTAATTGTTTTTTCGGAACCCCGAAAGACGAGACAAGAAAGCATCTTCTTTTACACGCCGATTCATATGTTGGGTAATACTCTCGAAGTGATCCATATGACATTTGCCATCCGGACGTTAATTTTTGTACTCCACGCATCTATGCTCGCTTCCTTTCTTTTAGCCATCCCCTAGCCACAATCTGGTGGTAAGCCCATCCAGGTTTATAGCCGCGTGCCTTTGCAATTGCGTACATGTCTTCTGGTGACTCGGCATCTTCGGCTTTCATTTGTCCATATTTGGTTTTTGAATAGTCCGCAACTATTTTGAATACTTTCTTGTCTACCTTTTTTAACTTGGCCGTAGGATCAACTTCAAGATCAGTGCCGTCTGCTCTGAATGAATATCCGCAAAGTGGGCATTGTTTAACCTGTGCAGGAACGATTCCGTAACATTTTGGGCAGCTCTTGATCGCAGGCCCGTCTGATTTGCCCCTGTGCTTTTCCTGCTTAGGTCGATCTTCAAGCGACCATTCATGGTCAGCATCAGGAAGACCAAAGCGATAAACGTTCGCAACATGATCAATAATGATTGCTCTTTTGTTCGGCCTATAGCGCATTCCTCGCATCGATTGCTGAATGTCAAGGACAAGAGAAGCAGTTGGCCTCAGCATGATGACAACGCCACATTCGGGAACATCAAATCCTTCTGAGATGAGATCGACGTTTGATATGATTCTGATTTTTCCATCTCTAAAGGCTGTCATCGCTTTATCACGATTCAAAGCAGGTGTTTTGCTGTCAACATGAATGGCAGATATACCAGCAGCGTTGAACGTTGCTGCAACGCGCTTGCTTTCTTCAATACTGTGGGCATAGACAATTGCTTGACGTCCGTTTGCCAACTTCTGGTAGTGACTAACCACATCACCAAAAATCATCTTCGTATTGGCCTCATCAATTGACTTTGTGGAATAATCACCGGTTGATGATTTCTTTAGCTTTTCAACGTCAATTAATGTTGGTGCATAGTAGTCAAAAGGCGCTAAGTAGTGATGTTCAATTAGCCACTTTACTGTTGGACCTTCCACCATGGTTTCATAAACATCCCCTAATCCTTTTCCTGAAAGTCGCCAGGGGCTTGCTGAAAAACCTAAGCGTGGAACGTCTTTATAAAATCCATAAATTTTTAGGTAAGTCTTTGCCAGACTGTGATGCGTTTCATCAGTGATGATTAGAGTCGGTTTTGGCAATTTCCCTAAGCGTCTAGCAATTCTGCCAACAGTCATGATGGTGCATTTGTTCAAATCAACTCCGTTTGCAATAAAAGTCTTCGTGATTTGATCAATAAGTTCTTTTCTGTGAACGGTGAACATAACGTGCCCGCCCTTCATGACTGCCAACCTAGCTATTTCAGCGATGATAACTGATTTACCAGATCCCGCTGGGCTGACTAGTAGTACAGATTTGTGACCATCAGCCAGCTTTTCTCTTGCTTGATTAACTAGCTCCTTCTGGTAAGGATGAAGCTGAAACATCACTGTCACCTCCAAACTTAAAGAGGTCCTCAATGGCGCACGCAGTTCGATCATCCAAACGATTTTTTGCAAAGATTGCATCTGAACCTGCAAGAATAACTCCTCGGTGGTTTGTCTTTGTGCTGATGACTACGCGTCCTACAACGTCTGTCAGGCCTAATAGCCCGTCACGCACGCTGTCACGAATGGCTGGTGCATACTGGCTGAACGATTGTCCAGTTTCGCTCGTAACATCTCGTGTGTTCTCCCAAGCGGTTACTAGCACGTTAACTGGTGCGTCCATGAAGATCATGGTCATGATACGGGCAAAGTAATTTGTCCATCTTGAGTAATCCTGAAGCTCGTTGCCAATGCCGTTTTTACTGTTCCTGCCCATCTCGACAAACCAGTCTTTTTCGAACGCTGATACGTTGTCGATCACCAGATTGTCATATCCGGAAACACGTTCAGCCAGATTTTTCAGAAATTCTTTCCATTCCTCGCTTGGTTTGCTTCGGTCAAATGGTTGCACATCAATGTTCGGTGCACCGGATAGCACTTTTGAACTGTCGTCCAGATCTAGCACGAGAGTTTTGCCATCAAGATTGCGGATAGCTGACGTCTTACCGACACCAGGCTTTCCATAAATCAAAACTCGCCAGTTCTTTGTTCGATCAATTGCAGATGCATGTTTAATTGGCTGCATCTACCGCACCCCCAGTCCGATGTTCTCAACCAGTCGCGCGTTTGGTACCTCGCGGCCAGCTTGTAACGCTTTCTTCAAGTCAGATTTGTTGACCATCAACGTGGTCTTAATGAACTCTGGTGGCAACTTATTCGGGTCTTCTGGTGCTTCCACACTCACTGTTCTGCGTGTGTAAATGCTGAACAGTGGTGTATGAATGTGTTCACGACCAGTTTCAACCATCGCTTGCGCCAATCGTGATTTGATTGTCGCAGCGTTTTTCTTGGCACTTGTCTTTCGTTCTTGCAAACGCCTGATTTCAGCGTCAATTTCTTTGACGTCTGCTTCGACTGATTTATAGACTTTGACATAGCCAACAGCCTTGTCGTCAAAGTCGCCCTCAATCATTTCCATCGTGTCAGCAATCGCTTCTGGATCAGCGTTGCCACTTTCTGCCAGTCGTTGCAAACTGGTCAATTTGTCTGTTAAGTCGTATAATACTGACATATAATATTTTCCTTTCTATCAGTCGTTGGCGTGCGGGCCAGCGGCTTTTTTCATGACTTGTTTGATAATGAATAGGATTGCGTGTGCGCCATCTTCCTGACCCATCGCATACGTTTGGTGGAAATCAGTATTGTCGGGGCCATAATCAGTGGCAACCTTGTGATATGCCGCGATCTGGCGGTTCGCTTCGGCTAAAATGTGCTCGTATACCTCATTAGTCATCACGTCACCCCCTTAGCTTTGCTAACCGTGCACGTAGCTTCTCGTTCTCGGCAAGCAGCATCTTTGCAATTGGTGTGTGGTTGCCACGAATGACGTCTAACGTCAATTTGTTGTGCTCCTTTAGCAAATCGCCAATGGTTCGTTCTGCTTCATTCAATCCACTGCCTCCAATTTCCGCTGTGTCCTAAGCAGTGACCAATGATCACGCCGAAACCACCAGCAATTAGTAAATAACCAATCATTTCTCCGCCCTCTTACTGATTTCTGGAAAGTGGCTCTGCACAAAATCGTCAAATGGAATTGGCTTGCATAAGTAGCTCGACTTTCCTCCATGTGGGTACATCACAATACGATCTCGAAGTTCGCGTTCATACGGAGCAAATACGTTCCGCTTAAACCATTCCTTGTCACGGTGATACCGGTTTTTCAGGTCTGTAACATCCCACCAGCGACGATAATCAGCGTCTCGCTTCAATTGCTCGTATCCTGAACGGTCAACGATTGTCTTGTCTTCCGGTAGCGTGATAGTGATTTCGGGGTTAATCTTCAATGTTGTTTCCATGTCATTTCCTCCTTTCCTGTGGATATTTTTGGCGTTTGGGCTCCAATTTAGATAGCCTTCTTAGTCCGCTCTATAACCTGTGTTCGTCCACAAATTGTTCAAATAGTCCTTTCCCTGTTTTGCCACGGTTAATTCGTGACATGGTCATCATCATATTGACCATGAAATCGGTGATGTCATCGTTCCAGTACTCCATCAAAAATTTGAAGGGTTCAGCAATTGGCTTATCAATTCCGTTAGCATTAATCGAATCCAACATGGTACTGAAATAGTCTTTGCATCCGTACTTCTTGCCGTCATAAGTTTTCTCTATTGGGAAAATGCCCATGAACTCGCGTGGCGTTAATCCTCCAACACTGGTTAGCACTTCCTCCATTTGTAAAAATCGGTCTTGCTGATCATCAAACTCAGCCGTACGGTCATAAAATGCATAGGCTTTTATCCCGTAGTACACGAGCTTTGGAACTGACCATTGTGCTACCTGCATGCGGTGCAGTGGGCTTGTGTTAGTTGAAAGCTCAATCATCACCATCGATGAAATTCGCTCATAAGCAGCAAGCCGAAGATCAAAAAGCTTAGCTTCAGGTGTTTTAATCATTTGTCTACCTCATCAATCGTTGCCAGACTGCTATCAACGTAATCTTGAATTGGTCTCAGGAGTGCCATCCATGTATAAAATGATCGATTAGCCTCATACGCGAGTCGCAAGGCCTCTGCTTGTGTATGATTTTTTCTATAGTAACAAACCAGTTCTTCAATACTATCTAACTGATCACGAAGGGCTTCTAGAAGTCCTTTTGCAGTGCTGAGGTTCAAAGACGCCATGCCTAAATCGGGCGCTTTGGTGCTATTTGAAACATTTTTCATACTGACATCTCCTTTAATACTCGTTGTCCCAGACGCGATACTTGATAGCGTGGTCCTTAACAACCGCCATGTAGATCTCAATGAGCCGCTTGTCATTGCCGATCACATCAACTTTGTTAGTCTTATTTCGCTTGGATAAAGATTGGCCTTCCCCAGCCATTCGGTTGCGTAGGTTGGTAAGCCGTGTACTCAAGCTGTATCCGCCTCGTTGTTCGACATCTTTGTAGATATCTTTCCGTGTGGCTTGATAATCGTCTCCTCTCATATGTGCGATCTTAGTAATGATGTCCCGAGTTGCTCGGCGCCAGTCCATTGTGGAAATACTTACGATGTCACTGATGGCATTTACTTTTGCATCAACTCGATTCAAGCGTCGCTCTTGTGCGGCTAGCGCTTGCGTAGCTGCAACAGCCGCCCGTGTTGCTGGACTTAGACCGGTCATATCGTGATGTGCCTGCTTATCAATTTCGATAAAATATTGACGCGCTTGCTTGCCTCGATCGGTTCGCTGAATCATTGCAACTTCCTTGGCCATGTCAAGTGTCATGACATATTCAATGCGTGGACGCCCGCCGTTTGGGGTTTTCGCCGAAAATGGCGAAAAGTCTTTGCCTTCTTCAAACCCATACGAGGCCATATCTTTAAACCAGTTGGAAAAGTCTTTACCGACTTTTAAAAAATCATGTAGCTCGCGGCCGCTTACCGCGATCGTTCCATCATCGCGTGTAATGGTCTTAATTAGTTCATTCATTTAAACAGTCTCCTTTCGTTCCGAAAAAGGAACATCAACTTCAAAAAAATATGCCATTGGTACCCCAAAGCCCGTATGAAGCTTGCGTGCTTCTGACAAACGAAAATCAGGACCAGTTCCATTGAGCTTTTTGTTTACATAATTTGGAGTAGTACCAAGAAAACTAGCAACTTTATTTTGCGAAATTCCCCGCGCAACTAACCACCCTTTCAAATCTCTGTATCCAGGATTATTCATGGCTTAGCCTCCCTTTATAGTTTCCGTTCCTATCAAGGAACAAATACATCTTAGCCCAGTTCATGCTTTCAGTCAACAAAAAGAGTTCCATTTTAGGAACAATCGTGTTACCATGTTCCTAAAGGAGGAATGTGCAATCATGACAGAAGCCCTATTTGGCAAGAGACTACACAATCTTAGGCTATTAAAAAATTGTCTCAGCAGCAGCTTGCAGATAAGCTAAATGACTGGACAGCTAAACATGATCCAAACAATAAAGCTAAAATTAGCAAGAGCATGATATCTCGCTGGGAAAACGGCAAAGCTGATCCACAAATGTTCTATGTAAGATTGATAACCAATTTTTTTGGAGTCGATCCCAATGCTTTTATACACGAATCATGGTCTGAAAATGACCAAATTATTGACAATTCAGTCAATAGCAACATTATGACCAAAACAAATGACATTCTCCCTATATATAGTAAGCTCCACCCTGAACGTCAGCAGAAAGTCTACACTTATGCTGAAAAGCAGCTCAATGAACAGCAAAATCCAGACAACGTTGTCAGCTTAGATGAAGCGCGTGTAGAACGTAATCTCGATGAACCAGAGTTCAATGTTGAGGTTGATGGTATTGTGGCCGCTGGATATGGTGCCTTTAATGATGATCGCGATGAACCAATGGACACAGTTAAGATTCCAGACAGTGCTATTCCGTCTCACTACGATTACTGTTTTAAAGTTGTCGGCGACAGTATGTCTCCCTACTACGAGGATGGCGAGTTTGTCTTTGTTCAAAAAACACAAGATGTTACTAACGGTATGATCGCTGTAGTTGACATTGATGACATGACATTCATCAAAAAGCTGATATTCGAGCAAGACCGTCTGTGCCTTCGGTCATTGAATGATGACGTAGATGAAGAAACTGGCGAACGTATCTACCCAGATTTCTACGCTGACGACACAGACAATATTGAAGTGATTGGTAAAGTTGTCGGATCATACGCATTCAAATAATCTTACGTCCAAACCCTGATCGACGTTAAAAGCTGCTTTGGAGGAATTCACTATGAAAAAATCTTTGTTGGCTGGGCTATCTGTACTGTCTGTTTTTTTGCTTTCGTCTTGCGGAAATAGCTCTAATTCCTCCGCTAACGCCAATAGCAAAACGCAAAAATCAGAGGCTTCAAAAACGTCAAAAACTACCACTAAGCGAGTACATGGAAAATTAACTAAGGTTGGAACTTATTCAGTCAGAAATGGTGTAAAAGCTACTTTGGTTAAAATATTTCACCCAAGTCAAAAACTTACTTTTAAAGAAGATCATAAGAGCATAGATGTCGGTTTTGACGATATAAAAATTATTGAAAATGATATTCAAGATTCGTCAATTAAAAAGGATCTAGAGGATGTCTATAAAACAAGCATTTCTGGCAACAAATTTTATACCGTTCAAATTGACTTCAATTTAACCAACAAAACTGGTAATGATGCATACTTGGAGGGTCTCAGCACCCTAACTATAGGAAACAGAAGCCTTAGTGACGGTCAATTTTACGATCCCACTCCGGGTGTAACAGTATCGAATAACGCTACTTATTCAAACAGCATTGTCGCTGTCGTTGACAAAAATGAAACAAACTTTTCTAGGCTTGGAATTGCTTTCGAAAATATTGACGAGCCAGGCCAATCAAATATGTTAATGCAGCCAACATCTTCACAATATCTTAGCTTAAATTAGTCCCTTCCCCCACGCAAGCGGCGTCCCCGTGCAAGCCGGAGAGTGGGGCTGAACACAAAAAATATTAATATAAAATGATATGGAGACATAACACATGGATGAGACACAACTATCAATTTATATAGACGAATCTGGCACCCTTTGTAAAAGTGATTCTAGTCCTGACTATTTTGTATATGGAGGTTTTTGGTGTACCTCTGACCAGTCTGAAAATATTTCAGCAAATTTTGGCAGAGAATTAATTAGGCTTTTTCCCAGTTGTAAAAATGGTGAGAAAAAAGCTTCGACGATGAAGCATCGAAAAGAGCTTCGACGATGAAGCATCGAAAAGAGCGAATTCTACTGAGCAAAATCGTTTCAGACAGCGAAGGATCTTTTCATCCTGTGTTTGTTTCTGAATATCTAAAGTCTCTAGAAAATCCGCTGAGCACAAAGGAAGAAAAGCAGCTTCATAAAAACTATCTTCTTCGTCGTTTTGTCGAAAATTGTATTGTAGATTTTCGACAATGTGGTTATACATCAGAAACAATAAATGTATACATAGACGATCAGCCAAAAACCAAAATGATTTCATATGATGACTTTCCCAACTATTTATCAAATCACCTTCACGGCCAGTACTATTCTCCGTCATACATTACCTCAAATGCTAAAATAAGCGTAAAATTTATGGACTCCAATTTTGACAGGCGAATACAGCTCTGTGACGTTTTAGCTAATGCAAAGTGGAATCACTATATTCACGGACATAATGATGTTGAGAAGGGACTCGAAAAAGCAGGTGTAATAAGACTAAAGCTACCGTGACTTCAGAAACACTATATGTTAGAATGTGGTTAAGAAGTAATACTTCTGTTAAATAAGGAGATTCGGCCATTCATGGATTGTGCAGAAATGCACCCTACTCTTTGTTGGAACCCACATTCGTGTGGGTTTTTATTTTGCTAAAAAACGCCTACCCCACCGAATGGGTAGACGCCTTATAGATCCATGATTGTATGGTAGATGCAATAGCACCTGTCTGTATTGTATCACAAGGAGGTGTAAATGATGGCAACATTTAGAAAACGCGGCAAGTATTGGGAATACCGTGTTAAGTATACGAATGCCGCTGGGAAACAGTTGGTTGCTTCACACGGCGGGTATCGTCTGAAATCATCTGCACAAGATGCTGCGGAAGCTGTTGAAGACAATGTAAAGCGTGGTGGCGATCCTTCCAAAGCTGGAACACTGTTTTTGGATTATTGGGATCAATGGATTGATGCTTATAAGTCAGGTGATAAGTCCCTCAATACTGAATATAGATACACGTTGCTTAGAAAACATTTGAAGTCACGTTTTGACGGCCGTGAGCTTGGCTCAATCCGTCCAATCGAATGGCAACGTTTCTTGAACGACTTCGCTGCCGGTAAGGACCGCAAGAAAGAGACCACACGCAAAGGCCATCGCGAACGATCAAAGGATATTGTCAGCAAGATGAACAGCTATGTCCGCTCAATGGTTAAGGCTGCCATCAATGATCGTCTGCTCTTTTCTGACTTCACTTTTGGTGCCAAGGTTGGTGGTATCCGTTCAGGAAGCAAAGTCAAAGTGCTTGATCAGGACGACTTTGCACAGGTTAAGTCCAAGGCAGCCGAGAAAGCTTCATATCGAAGCATAGGGGCACTTGCAGTGTATTTAGGGGCAATGACAGGCATGCGTGTTTCTGAGGTTCTAGCGCTCACGTGGGCTGATATAGATACTATTAACAACGTGATACATGTTACCCGTTCTTGGGATCATCAGTATGGGACTGGATTCAAGCCGACAAAAACCGAAGCGTCAATACGAGATATTGAAGTGTCATCAGCAGTTGTTAAGCTACTCGAGCGCATTCATCAAGAGCAAATGGCAGCATACTTGCGAACTGGTTATAGAGATCCCGATCAAATGATCATGCGGAATCAATGGCACACGGTCATTACTGACACAGCCTGCAATAAGGCACTTGCGATTTTGCAAAGCGATGCAGGGATCCCAAAAGAAAAACAAATTACTTTCCATGGCCTTCGTCACAGCCACGTTAGCTATCTAATTAGTCAAGGAATTGACATCTATTACATCTCAAAACGTCTTGGCCATTCAGACATTACGATCACTATGCGAGTATACGGTCATCTTTTGGACTCTCAAAAAAAGAAGGAAGCTTTGAAAGCCACGGCTGCCATGGATCGGCTTTGAATATCTTTGTCCCCTTTTTGTCCCCCTCAAAACAAAAACAAAGCCCTCCTAACATTAGCTAGGAGGGCTAAAACGTTGATTTAAAGGCATTCTCTAAAGCTAAAATCGGCTAAAGAACGCTAATGAATGCCGGCTGCAGGAGTCGAACCTGTGACCCTCGGTTTACGATACCGATGCTCTACCAACTGAGCTAAGCCGGCATACTGACCCGTACGGGATTTGAACCCATGTTACCGCCGTGAAAGGGCGGTGTCTTAACCACTTGACCAACGGGCCATTGCTGAACAACAAGTAAGATTATACAGGAGCACTATCGCACTGTAAAGCATTTTTTGATGCTAAATGAGATCATTGGCAGAATCATTTTCTAAGTTAAAATGATTGTCCATCTACTTTTTGTAAGTGTATCATGAAAAAGAAACGAATCGTCATGAAAGGATGTTGTTTTAGATGAAGATTGCGATTATTGGTGCCACAGGACATGCAGGTTCGGCTATTTTTAAGGAGGCCCTCAAACGAGGCCATGAAGTGACCGGTTATGTTCGCCATCCAGATAAAAGTGTTGGAATCTTGCCACCGGATGCAGATCTGATTCAACAAGATGCGTTCACGTTGACGCGCGAGCAGTTGACGGGTTATGACGCTGTTATTGATGCTTTTGCGACAACTGTTGAGCAAGCTTATCTCCACATTGATCTGGCCGACCACTTAATTCATGAGTTACGCAACACTGATAAGCCACGTGTGATTTTTATTCTCGGCGCAGGCAGTCTAAAGAATGGCGACCAGACATTGTATGATACACTAAAAAAAGATCCACACGCTGCTGCTTTTATTAATACACCATTGAATCAATTTCGGGAACTGCAGTTGTTACGGTGGACCGATAATGTAAACTGGCTTGGTATTTCGCCAAGCGCTAACTTTCAGCCTGGACCAGCTACAGCCTACGTACGTGGTAAAGACGAGCTGTTGAAAGATGATAGCGGCAAATCTGTCTTAAATAGCGACACACTTGCCGTTGCCTTGCTAGATGAGCTCGAAAACCCGACCATCAAACAAGCACGCTTCACAGCTCGCAATGCTTAACCGCAACATTTTCTGGACATCACAGAGGAAGGGACATTTTGGCACAAGTAAAATTAACCATTCATTATGTTGATGAGACCGGCAAGTCGCTTGGACCTGAGAACCATCTAACGAACGCGGTGGGTCAGCGTTTTCGGCTAACGGCACCGACTCTGATTGGCTATAACTTTCAGAAGGCTGTTCTACCAGATGGCAGTGAGGTTGGCGATCCTACAGTGGTCGGAGTCATGACCAAAGATGAACAACAACTGATCTTTATTTACAGCGCAACAGCCTCTTTAACGTCACAGCCGACACCAGCAACATTGGTGATTAAATATGTGGATGAACATCAACAAGACTTACGTGATGTGCAGGTCTTGCACACAAAGACAGGTCATCAGTTTGAACTAACAGCACCTTTTTTCCCTGGTTATCAGTACCACCATGCATTACTGCCAGGTGGCATGGTGATGTCAGACCAGACAGTATCGGGCCGACTGATTCGCGCACATAACGAACTCATTTTCTCGTATCGCGTTCACTCACAAAATCACCCCAACAAGATTTAAGATCAAAAGCCATTTCTTCGGGAGTGGCTTTTCTTTTACATAAAAGCGCCTCTTACCTTTTCACACATTCGAGGCGCATTCTTATTAAAAAAACCTGCAACACAACATTCAGCTTTCGAATGATTGTGTTGCAGGTTAATCGATGCTCTGAGTCATTGTCCTGACAAGAAACTGGTTAAGGCACTTGTTCCACCCTGTTGTTGCAGCGTTTTAGCATCTTGATAAGCCTGATAGTAATCGCCTGATGCAATCGCTTGGCGAATTGGCGTTACAGAACTCTCCTGAAAAAGCGCCGCAGCAGCCATTTCTGCTTGACTATGATTAACACCAGATGCCTTTTGTAAAAGTGAAGCAGCCTGATCTTGATCCTTAGCCGCAGCCATAATCGTACTCATTTTGGTTGCTTTCAACGTATCGGCAGCCCGTTGGATAGCCGCATCGGTTGTCGCATCACCAGTCTTTTGAGCTGTAATGCCGGAAACGAGACGAGCTTTAACTGCAGAATCAACAGGCGTGTCATTACCCGTCACATTACGAACCGTGTTATTCAGTTGAGGGAAAAGAAAACCCCTGCGATAATGAGCAAGATCAACACACCCATGATAATTGAAAAGATCTTAAGTCCACGATGGGCGTGCTTTTTATTTTGTTGGCGTAATTGTAATCGATTGTCCATGTCTGTCACTTCTTTCATTTGTGATGGCTGGTACATATTATGAGAGTGATCGTACAGCGGGTCAAGTTAAACCAGTTATTCATGACTGGTCCAGCCTGTTCTTAATCCTTGTTTAAAGACCTGCAAATAATATTAAAAAAGACACCCTTTGCAGGATGTCTCATGAGCTCCGGTTGTCAGGCTCGAACTGACGACAACCTGATTAACAGTCAGGTGCTCTACCAACTGAGCTAAACCGGAATAAAAAAA